ATGAGTAAAAAATGGGTAGCAGTTAGAAACGGAGAACCCTGTGGAATCTTCGATAATAGGAAAAAAGCTGTAAGATGGTTTAAGGATTTACTGGAACAAACTTTAGCAGATTTCAAAAGACAAGATAAGTTCGATGAATTTGATTATCCGATAGAAATACCACACTTAACAATTAAACCAATGCACGAAAGAACTGCGGAGTTATCATTATGTTAAATAAATTATTCCTATATGTTGGGATTAAGGAAACGGAGGAAAAGAATGGGATTAATAAGTGATTTAAAAGAAGTAAGATATAAAATAATAGATTTAAGACTAAGAGACTTTAAAGATAGTAAAATAATTAACGAATTGGCAAAATTAAAATCAGTAATAAATGATACATTTAATTTAATTAAAACAAATAAAGTACCAATGAACTTATGATAAAAGGAAGAACAGACTATAAACGAAATAACAAAATAGGACTTAGAAACTTCAAAGAAGCCTCGGATCTACACGATTGTGTAAAGACCCAGTTAGTAAGAATGCTAAGACGTAAACACAAAGATAATCACGCAGTACCTATTTATACAGAACACAATCCAGAAAGACCAAACGAAGATTACCCGGACATCTGGATGCGAGTAAAAAAAGATATAATAGTATACGAAATCCAACACAAAATAACAAAAAATTGGACAAAACAAATATTAGAAAAATACGAAGACGTAGACTTAATAATCGTACCACTAAAAGAAGTCCTAGTAAACTGGCGGTCAATAATAAATAAATATGAAAACCCAATCGACTCTTTAAGAGAAGTACTTGAGGTTTATGTAGTATGAAAATGAAAAAAGATAAAGAATATATAGAAGAAAAGATAAAAGAATTTAACAGAAGAATAAATAAATTAGTTTTAGGACTTGGCTATCCTGAGACGGTTTATGATATAATGAGATGAAAATGAAAATAACTAAATGGAGAAAATACTATGAAACAAACAAACAAACAAGATAAATGGTTCAGCTGGTTAGCCCTAATTCTTTGGGCAATCTTTTTTTGGCCTGGAGCAGTAATCTACATGATAATCAAAGCCGTAAATAAGAAAACTTTATAAAGATAAGTAATCATAGAAACTCATAAAAGAGTGACTATGAAATCTAAAGGACATAAATATAAAAAAAATTGTAAAATATGCAATAAAGAAATTAATGCAATAAAAGAAATATTAGGACACAAATCAAAAAAAGGACATTCAATGCAATGCACAACAAGCAACCAAGGAGTTTACTTTGAAGAAGCTCATTGTTGGTTTTGTAACGAATGCTGGGAATTACTATGGAAACACATGAACAAGCAATAAAAAGAGGAAAGAAAAGTAAACAATCAGGTGCAGTATTTGAAAAGAGAGTCAGATTAGATTTAGAAGAGAAGGGATGGATTGTAGACAAGTGGACGAATAATGTTGAGTTTGAAACATTACAAATTACAAAAAAGGATATGGAAGAAAATCCTCAATTAGGTAATGAAAGATATAAGGAAGGACAAAAACTAATTGCGACTGATATGTTTTCTGGTAAGAAGATAGGTAAATTAGTCAAAGCAAAAAACAAATGGGCAGGACCAAACAGACCAATGATGATGGGTGCAGGATTTCCAGATTTTAAATGCCACAAAAAAACAACATCAGTAGATAGTAATAATAATATGCTTTATGAAGTAATAGGCGTAGAATCAAAGTCTAATGGATATTTAAAACCAGAAGAAAAACAAAAATGCCAATACTATCTAGACAACCATATCTTTTCTAAAATACTAATCGCCAGTAAGCAAAAAATAAAGAATCGAATACATGTAAAATATGAGGAATTCAAAAATGAAAAAGAATAGTCCCGCAGTTAAAACTAAGAAAACTAAGAAAACTAAGAAAATAACTGAACAGATGTACAGGTCAGCCATAGAAGCATCACTAGGAACGATTACAGACGTGTCAGTAAGACTTAACATAACAACTGGAGCTGTGTGTCAATATTTAGATAAACACCACGAAATAAAGGCTTTATTGGCTAGTAAGCGTATGGACAACGTATCACTAGCAGAAGATGTATTATTTGAAAACTTAAAGTTTGATGATTATGATAAAGACCCAACAACAGCCGCAAGAGTAAGACAAGATTCAGCTAAATACATTACAGGCAGATTAGGCAAAAAACAAGGCTGGGTTGAAAAACAAGAAGTAGGCATAGAAACATCAAATAACCTAACAAAAGAACAAATGAACGAAATAATTAATAGACTTAAGAAATAATATTAATGCAAATCACAAAAGAAGAGGTAGTTAACCTTATAGAAACAACTAAGGATCAAGAAGAACTTAAACAAGTACTTAGATATATCTTCAGTTTCAAAGAAAACATAACAGTATTCAGTCAAGTAATGTTTCCTGAGACAGTAACAAACAAAATACCAGATTTTCACCATGAAATATACGAATTCTTATTCTCCACAGGAAATGGAGCACTAGCAGCACCAAGGGGTCACGCCAAGCTTCTGAGTCTTGATTCTGACATTTTAACTCCTTCTGGATGGATAAAGTTAAGTGAACTCAAAGTCGGAGATTATGTGTATGGTATGAATGGAAAGAAGAAAAAAGTTATACAATTACATCCAATAAAAAAAGTCCCATTATTTAGGTTTAAAACAAGAGATGGTCGTAGCGTGTTGTGTAATGATGGACATTTATGGAAGGTTCAATGCCCATCAAATACGGGAGACAAATTAGTTACAAAATATACTCAAGATATAATGAAAAATTATAAGTCAAAAAGAATTGATAAACGAAGTAATAAAGAGTTTACGGAATATCGCTATTTCTTACCGTCATGTAAACCAATAGATTTTAATGAGAAAGTTTTACCCATAGACCCTTATGTTTTGGGTTGTTGGATAGCTGATGGAACTTCATCATCTGGGCAAATAACAACAGGTGATCCCGAGATATTTGAATATTTTGATTATAAGATTACGAAACATAAAGCTGAGTATGGTTATGGTGTTCTTGGTTTGCATAAAGAATTAAGACAATCTTACCTAATTGGCAATAAACATATTCCAACAGAGTACATGACGGCATCAATAGAACAAAGAGAGTCCATGCTTCAAGGGTTAGTTGATTCTGATGGGTATGTGCAAAAGGGTGGTAAAAGATTTGGATTGGCTACATCTAAGAAAAATTTAAAGGATGATTATGTGGCACTTATTAGATCACTTGGAGGAACAGTCACAGTAGGAGAAAGACTAACAAGATTTGATAAAGATTCTGAATATAAACATTCTTATGTACTTACATGCAGAGTCCCAAGTGAAATAATCCCTGTTAGACTAAAAAGAAAAAGGGGTATATGGCGCGGAAGTATTAAAACAAAATCTTCAATTACAGATATTACATTTGAGAAAGAAGCAATAGGAAGATGTATCTCTGTTGAAGGAGATGGTACATTCATAACAAATGATTATATGGTAACACATAATTCTTCAGTAACAGGTATAATATATCTAATCTTTTGCATTGTGAATAACCTTGAAAAGTATATTGTCTATGTAAGTCAGAATCATAGTAAAACAGTACAGTTCATTGATCCAATTAGAAATGAGTTTAAAAACAATGAGATGTTAAGATTCGTTTATGGAGATTTGACACCAAGTAAGAGTAGAGATGAATTCGGAAAAGACCGTGAAGATTGTTTCGATGTAGGTGGATGTAGAGTAGAAGCAGTAAGTTTTGAGAAAAATCTAAGAGGATTCAAATATAATAATATGAGACCAACGCTTATCGTGGCAGATGACGTAGAAGACGATCAAAGAGTACTTAACCCAGATTTACGTGTAAAAGATTCAAACAAGTTAAATAAAGTAATTATTCCTAGCCTTGATATTAAAGGTAGATATAAAATGATTGGAACTATACTTCATCCAAATTCACTTTTAACGGTTAAAATAAAACAATGTAAAGGTAAAATATTTCAAGCCTGTGATGAAAACATGAATAATATACTCTGGAAAGACAGATTTACAAAAGATATTCTAACTAAAATCAAAAAGGAGATAGGCTCTGTGGCATTTCAACAGGAATATCTTAATAATCCAATTGATAATACATCTAGTCTGATAAAACGAGAATGGGTAACTCAATGTTTTAGAGAAGATTTAAGTGCGGAAGATATTAAGGAGATGCAATTTGAAATGAAAACTTTAGGAGTAGACTTTGCTTTCAGTGATAGAGTAACAGCAGACGAATCAGCTTTCTTTGGATTAGGAAGTAAAGATGACTTTTTTTATATGCTAGGGAGCCAAAAAGAAAAGGGGTGGAGTGTAGATGAACAAATGAAGTATATCCGTGACACACTCCATCCACTTAATACTTATGATTTGATAGGACTAGAAGAAAACTCAATTAAAGCTATTTCAAAAGACATAAATCAATGGAATTTACCTATAACACTTTTTTGGACAAGCGCAAGTGATCCAGCAGCAAGACTTAAACCAGATTACGATTGGACTAATAAACGTCACACAGTAGGTAAAATTAATCTAATAATGCGACTAGGCACAGCTTTTGAGAACAAACAGTTTATTATTCCATATAAAACCGAACAAGACAAACTACGAGCAGACAGAATATTAGCTGAATGTACTTCATTTGCTTTAAGTGATGGAAAATTAGTAGAAGCCGGAATACATCCAGATATTCCTATCGCTATGGGTTATGCACTCGAATTAATGAATAACAACAAGGTGGTAATGAACTTCGGATGAAAACTATAATTAATGTAAATCATAATGCAAAGTTATGGGATAAGTACGGGGTAACTTGTTCCAAAGAGCGTAACCCAATAGAATCAAGATATACACCAAAAGTATCATTAAATAATTTCCCAGTAATAAATCGTTCAAATCTTGAAATAGTAAGAGATAATCAGTTTAATAATTTACATGAGAACAAGAAATTAAAATTAATGAATGAATTAAGCAAGAGGTTATTAAATGGGTAACTGTAAAATGTGCGGAGCATGCTGTCGTCAATTAGTATTTGAAGTACCAAACCTAAGAGAACAAAGAATTCAATTAGAATATTACAAAGCACACGGATGTAAAATAGAAAACAACACTATAATAGTCCCAATGGTATGCCCTCACTTAACTGAAGATAATTTGTGTGATATTCACGAGAAGAAACCATTATTATGCAAACAATTTAAAGGAAAGAGTGGTAAACGTAAGTTTTGGATTCCACCAGGATGTACATATGGATAACAATAAAACTCATTACTTAAGATGCGTCTATTGTGGCAAAGAAGGCGAACACAGTAAAAAAGTAAGCAAATCAGTAGGATTATACAGAGTAAAAGAATTATACGATAACGTTTTACTATTTGAATGTAGAAAATGTGGTAGAGTGTTTAGAGTTCAAAAAGTAGGTTCAATACTTGGATGGAGTGATATGAGTCCAGCAGAAAAAAAAGTATTTCAAAAAAAAGCATGGGTAAGTTATAGCAATCTAAATAAATCAAAGGAGGATAAAAATGGAAAAAAGATTTAGAATGATGAAAGATCATCTGGAAGTCACAGTTACGCATAGCGATGAAATAAATTTACCAATAGACGGTAAATCTGAATTAGTAGGAACAGCTAACGGAACACAGATTCAAAAAATTAATCCAGATAAGATTCCAGTCTTAGTAAAGTTCTTAGAAAACGACCTAGAACAAGGAAAAGGTCAATTAGAACAAATCGACAAGCAATTGAAAACATTAGGCGACACAATCGACTTAGACGATAAAATAGTCGAAGCTTGTAGTAAACAAATAGGCAAAGGAACAAAGGTATTCAAACAAAAAATGTTAGTACTTAACAATCATCTAGAAAAAATAAACAAGGTAAAAAACCTTAGAAGTCAAAAAGAGTTTCTAGAAACAAGAGTTAAACCAGCAGAAAAAGAACTAGCAGACCTAAAAAAAGCCATCGAGTAATTTCGTTGGTTTTAAAAGTATTTTATATTTTATTTATTTATGAATGCAGAGCAAGAGTTGATACAACAAGCGAATAGCCAATTAGATTATAGTTTCTTTACTGATAAGATTACTTATTCTAGCGTAGGGCTTAAGGGAGATAAGCAGTCTTATGTAACAGGTTATATTTCAGTACCTGAGATTGATTTATACAACGATTTAATTACCCCCGCAGCAATGAAATCAATGCTAAAACAAATCAGTGAAAAAACAATCACACTAGACTACGAACACGAAGCCTTTAGAGACGACAATACAATTCTCCCAGTAGGAAAGATAGTAGAAGCAAAAGTAGATGATAGAGGTTTGTGGGTAAAGGCACAACTTAATTCTCATTCTCCTAAATACAAAGCACTATGGGGAAGTATCAAAGACGGATTTCTTGATTCGTTTAGTATAGCATTTAAACCACTTCGTACAGTAGAAAAATCAATAGGAGATACAACAGTCAGGTTAATAGACGATTTAGAATTATTAAATGTTGCTTTGACTGCTACACCAGTAAACGAAGGCGCTAAAATGACAGGACACACAATGAAATCTATTTTCTTGAAAGCAATCAAAGACACTAAAGAAGAAAAAGTACTTGTCAGTAAATCACTTATTACACTTCTAACTAAATCTATGGAGGATAAAAATATGGAAGAAACAGAAAAAGTAGAGACTGAAACTGTCGAGACCCCTGAAGCTGAAGTAAAAGAAGAAGTAAAAGAAGAATCTAAAGAAGCAGAAGCTCCAGTAGAAGAAAAGGCAGAAGAAGAATCTAAAGAAGAAGCTAAGCCAGAAGTAGAAGCAAAATCTGCTACTGACAAAGTTGTCGCTGAATTGAAAGCACTTGTTGAAAAACAGGCTAACGAAATCAAGACAATCAAGGAAAGCCCAGTCTTTAAGAGCACATTATCTGAAACACCAAAAAAGGTTGTAGAGAAATCTATCACTGGAACTTTGGACTTAATTCAGTAATTAGCCAGACAGAACAGTCATAAAAACGGTCAAGCAAGACCAAAAAATCAAGAGAAAACTTAAAATCAAAACTAAATCACAATGGAGGAAAAAATATGGAAAATGGAAATTACGCAGTAAGTTTTTTGGATATGCCAAATCACACCTGTTATAGTAACCCTATGGGGGTACAATTAAAAGGTGTAGCAGGCGAGACTACTTTGGAAGCTATCGGTAACAAGTTTAAGGATATTGCCTTAAAAGCTCTTGACACACAAGCAGGTGGTTCAGGAACAGCAGGTTACGGAATGATCCCAGTAAATGTAGACCCAAGAATTGTAGATGTTACTAGGAAGTATACGCCTTTGGTAGAATTAGTACCAAGAGTAACTAACCAAGGAATGTTTGCAGATTACAATCAACTTACAGCAAAAGGAGGAGGAGTTACAGCAATAGAAGATGCAGTTTTGACTGATACTACTACTACTTACGATAGGAAAAGTACAGCTATTAAATATCTATACGCAATCGGTAGAGTTACAGGTCCAGCAAAAGCAGGAATGCCAAGTTGGATTTTAGGAGGACTAACTTCCGCAGGTGGAGCAACAGGACCATTTAATGATTCAGTTGGTACAAATGCAAAGCAGTTAGAAATTCTAGTAAAGGCTCGAGAGATTAGAGAACTAGAAGAGAATTTGATTGTTAACGGTGATGCAAGTACAGATGCTACACAGTTCTCAGGAATTGTAAAGCTAATGAGTACTACAAACACAGTTGATAAAAACACTTCTGCTATGACTCTAGATGATATTGATACAGCAGTTAGATATGCTTTCGATGATGGTGGAAGACCTAACTTAGCAGTTTGTTCTAGTGGAGTATTTCAAGATCTACTAGGCTTATTGACAGCTAAGATTGGTTACATGCAACCTACTAAGGAAGTATTCTGGGGATTCAGTACAATCGTTCTTAATACAATGGTTGGACAGATACCAGTTATACCAAGTCAGTATCTAACAAATGTGTCTGGAAGTAAAGCAATTTACTTTCTTGATATGAGTGTAGTTGAAATGAGAGTTCTACAAGACATGACTTATGAAGATTTCGGTAAAAATAACGATTCTGATAAGTTTATGTTAAAAGTGTACGAAACTTTGATTATCAAAAATACAGCCTTTTGTTCAAGTATCACTGAAATCAGTGCTTAATTTGTAAAAGTCTAAGTTTGGTTATTAGCTTAAAAATAACCCAGTATCAACCAGTTGTGATGGTTGGCGAGTTGTGCGCGATAAGCACTTTATAATCACCCAAAAGGAGGATATATACAAATGGCAACAAATACAAACGTAACAGCAGGACGAATAGCAGAGTTAGGCGGAGCTACAAATGCTGGAATTAAAATGGGATTTATAGACAGCGGAGCAAAAGCAGCCCAGAACGATACTTGGACTGTAAAAAATGCTAAAGTTGTTTTGGCAGCATTCATAAAAGACGACTCAGCCGGCACAGCAGAGGCAGTCACTATCTCAGATAATGTTTTGACACTTACATCAGCAGCAACTGGTGCAACAAGTGGACTAATCATATTCAGATAACTAAAAGGAGACACAAAAAATGACAACAAACACAAATGTAGTAGCAATAAGGATAGCAGAACTCGGTGGAGCAACAAACGCTGGTTTAAAGCTAGGTTTCATTGATAGTGGTGCATACGGAGCCCAGAACGATACTTGGACTGTTACAAATGCTAATGAAGTTTTATTCGCAGATGTAACTACTGATGCAGATGGTGTTGCTAATGTAGTTAGTGGTATTACGACTAATGTAATCACACTTTCAAGCGCAACAGCAACAGCAGCAAGCGGATTAATTATCTTCAGATAAACTTAAACTAAATACAAACAGGAGGAAAAAATATGGCAGCAATAACAACAAGTACAATCACAGATGCGGTACCAAATCAAGGTCGAAAGATGTTGGTAGTAGAGACTCCAAACACAGCAGATACAGCCGATACTGTAGCAATTACACTAGCAGATTACGGTATATCTACATTTTTAGGAATATTAGGACAATCACATGATACAGAAAACAGTATTGTTACGACAGAAGCACCAACTACAGCAGTAAGTGCCGGCGTTTTGACAATTACACTTGGCGGCTCGGGTAATACTGACGCTAAGAGAGTTTATGTAATCTGGGGTAAGTAAATCAATCGTTGGTTTAATAAACAATTTTTTATTTTTATTATTAGGTTCGAGAGAATTAAAATCAAAGGAGAAAAATGGAAAGAAACAAAAAGAAATCACTGGAGGTATCCACTTGAGTCATATAATAGTACTTGCGGAAGGATGGGCAGAACACCTCGGAAAGTTCGAAGAGGCATTTAACGGTAGAGAATACTGTGATGGTAAAGGTAAGTTAAGAGTCCGTGAATTAAAATTATATAATTTAGGATTTAATGAATGTGCATATAAAGAAGTTCTAGCTGATTTGAAAGGCATGATGCGATACAATCAAGATAAAAAAGACTTTCAAAAGAATACTTCCCATGCATTATATGCAAAGGCTCAAAAGTATATAAAATGGTTCAGAAAATTCTTTAAAATGATTAAACCAATAGAAGACGACCTGGATTCAATTGAAGCTAGTTCTTTTGTGAAAGACAATCAAGAAAAGGGTAATTGGTTTATGACAAGTTTAACTCCAATAGGATTAATCAATGACACTAGGGATAAAAACGGGGATGAGTTAGTATGATAGAAAAAATTTTAAGCGTCCAAGATATAATAGGAATAGTATGTTTAGTAGGCGCATTAATTAAAACAGTTCAATTTTATTATTTCGATCCAAAAAATAAATCAAATAGGAGGAAAACATGGTAATAACAACACAAAGTATGTCAAATAAAGTAACTGAAGATAGTACTCCAGAAGGATACGAGTTTGTAAAGGATTCAGAAGGAAGAATTGCTATTAAGAAGATTCGTGATTCAGTAAAAAAAGCAGTCAAAGAAACTACCGAAGCAGTTGAATCAATTAAGGACGTAGCAGAAACAATAGTAAGCGAGGTAGTAAAACCTCTTAAATCTAAAAAGAAACGAGGTAAAAAGTAATGACATACGCAACCGTTTCCGAAGTAAAAGCAGCAATAGATTTTCCAGCAACAGGTGCGCCAGTAACTGATGCAAACATTCAAGCTTTCATTTTAGACAGCGAAGAAGAAATAGAAGATATTTATAAAACTAAATTCGGTTCAATAGAAGAGAGTGGAACAGCAGATGGAGACTATTCTACAACTACTTTAAGTCTTACTACACTTGATATGACAGATAATCAGTATATAGGTTATGTTCTTTGGATTCATGCTGGAACTAACGCAGGAGAATACAGAGAAATAAGTGCAAACAATAAAACTAAAATAACAGTAAGTTCTGTTTTTAGTGAAGCAACAGACGTAACTTCTCAATTTAGAATAGTAAAATTAGGTTATAAAAGTCAAACAAAAGACGGAGACGGAACAAAAAACTTCTTTGTACAATACCAACCATTAATCAATCTTAACTCTTTAACGATAGATGATGTAAATGTAACACCTGAATATGTTTATCAATACAATGATTCAGGAAAATTAGTATTAGGCACAAGTGACGTAGAAGTAAATTATTTTAGCGATACAAGAAAACAATTAATAGACTTAGAATATATTTACGGAGTTTATCCTTTACCTAGAATAATTAAAAGATTATGTATTTGTATTGCAGGGATAAGAACTTTGGTATCACAAATTTCTGGAACTTTTGACGATTTTACGAACGTAAGTTTACCTGGTGGATTGACTGCATCCAAAGGCGAGCCGTACACAAATATTAGGGAAGCTGTGGCAACACTTCAAGGAGAAGCACGAGGTATAATTTATGGAAGTCAAACAACAGGACAAATAGGAGGAGATTTTAGGACAATTAATTCTTACCGTCCTTTTACTAATTTTGCATAATGGCAAGTAACGTAATAATAAGTGCAGCAGACTTTGACCAGATACTTAATGAATACGCAGGTCGTACTATCACACACACCCCAGTAACTAAAACAACTTCTAACATAACAGGAGAAGAAACTTTAATAGATGGAACACCTGTCTCGATTAAATGTTATGTAATGAAAACAAATCAATCTTTTAATTATAAAGAAGCTGGTTTTATTGAATTAGGCGATATGGTAGGTCTTTTTAAAATAGCAGACAACGTGAGTATTAATTCTAAATTTACTGTAAACGGTGAAGTATTTCAAGCCAAGGAGAGTTTCGATGTGCCAGGTGTATTTAATCCAGAAGAAGAAGCTCAGCTAATTTATACCTCATGCAATCTCTATAAACTAGAATAATGGTAGACGAAGCTAGTATGCACGCAATAGGAATCGAAATAACAGAAAGCTTAAAAGATAAACTAACAAAAGAACATGGAAAGTTTACAGGCGCACTTCAGTCTTCTATACATTATCGAATAGACGGAGACGATATAGTAATTAGCATGGAAGATTATGGGGAGTACCTCGAATATGGTTTCGCGCGACCAACAACACCAGAAGAAATAATGAGTTGGGTAGAAGCTAAAATAATTCCAAATTTAAAAGGAAAACATTCAGTCGATGTTAAGAGGAAGATAGCAGAGAACCTAGCAAAACATATAACTAAATTTGGATCAATTCCATTCCCCTTTGTCAGAACGACAATTAAAAACGACATTCCAAAGATACTAAGAAAGTATACTTAACGTTGGTTTTAAAATAAACTTAAATAAATAAGACTATGGAAAAACTAAATAACAAAACAATACAAGAAATTAACGACGCAAGAAAGAATATTAAAAATGGAGAGTTTTACAAAGAGACTGAAGTAAGTAAGATTCTAGGGGTTAAAAAATAGCAAATCAGAAAATCACTGCATTAGATGAATTAACAACCCCAGTAGATGCAGATTTACTTACCATAGTAGACGACGTAAGTGGCACAGCTACTAACAAGAAAATCACTTATAAAAACATTCAAGATAATCTATCTTTAACAGCTTCTCAAGTAACAGACTTTGACACAGAAGTAAGTAATAATACTGATGTAGATGCTAACACAACAGATAGACACGCTCCAGGTAGTGATGACCAAGTAAGTTCAGATTTTACTCACGATGATTTAAGCGGAGTTAGTGCAAATGAACATTTAGACTGGACAACTGATTTGGGCGCAACTAATATTAATGCTGCTAATTATACAGATACGAATACACAATTAAGTGAAAGTGATATTTCAACGATGGGATTCACTAAAGATGTCGAAGTTGATTGGACAGCCGACCAAAGCCCAGCAGTTATTAATGCTGCTAATTATACCGACACCAACACGACGGCTCATGCTTCTTTTTCTCAATTAGATTATGCAAGCGCAGGACATACAGGCTTTCAAGCAACACTATCGGCAAATCAAATAATAGACTGGACTTCAGACCAAGGAGCAACAAACATTCATTCAGGAAATTATACAAATACTACTTATTCTGCGGGAGATTTTGCACATAATTCTTTAGCAGGTTTAAATGACGGAACAAGTTACGAACATATAACACAAACCCAAAAAGATACATTACATAGTGCCGTAACAATTGGAACAGCAAATGGATTATCTTTATCTACTCAAGCATTAAGTATGGCTTTATCTTCTACAAGCACAACAGGAGCATTATCTGATACAGATTGGGATACATTTAATGATAAAGTTTCATATACTAAAACAAATGTAAAGGGGCATATTAATCATGGTAGCACCGCAGGTACAGCTAGACCTTCTGGATTTACTAGTGTAGAGTGGATTGGAACAGTCGAACCATCGAATGCTGTTAATGGTGATACCTTTATTGACGAAAGTTAAATCTTATGGAGGTTAAAAATGGTATTTACACAAGAAGAAGAAAACATATTAAGATTGATGATTAATGAATTAAGGACTAGAAAGAAATTAGATAGTAAGCGAAAAGAAAAAGACACAGAATACAGAGAGGCACTTAAACCTATTAATACTCAAATAAATAATTCTCATAAGACTGAATTTGATGCACTACAAAGTGATTATAATCAAGCTGAGAAAGATATAGAGGAGATGTTCTGATGGCAGTAGTTTCAGGAGTTAATGCTGGATTTGTAACAGAAGCCCCAGTAGCAGACCCAGTAGACGCAAACAGAACAATGGGGGGAACAAGCAACTCTCAATTCTTGGGAGTAAAACATAACACCCCAGCAGGAACAACAAAGATTTCAGAAATGGGTGTGTGGATAGATAACAGTACAAATGATATGAATATTGATTTAGGCATTTATACTCATAATTCTGGAGACGACAGACCAGGCACATTAATAGGTCATGGATTATTCGCCAAAGGGACAGGTACTGGGTGGAAAACTGTTGCTGTAGATATAGAAGTTGATGCTGAAACTACATATTGGGTATGTTCGCTAGGTAATCAAAGTAATGCTATAACAACTACAAATGGCGACACTGACGCTGGTCCTCGAGCTATAAATTTCGCAACAAGTTTAACAGAATTACCAGCCTCATTAGCTAGCGGAAGTAGTTTTAGTAATTTTGCTTATGCAATTTATGCTACAGCAGAAGGAGAACCAACAGGCTTCACAAGAAAAATAAAAATATCAGGAACATTCCAAGACAAACCAATAAAAACAAAAGTAGCAGGAGTCTTCGTAGACAAACCAATAAAAATAAAAGTGGATGGAGATTTTCAATAAATGGTAGACACAATATTACTAGAATCAGGCGATAAACTTTTACTAGAAACAGGAAGTTATATTTTATTAGAAATTCAAGTCCCTGAATTATTTAAACGAATTATTTTAACAAGAAGTCAATCAAATTTTATACTTAAATCAAGAAACCAAACCAGATACACATTAAATACACCAGATAGAATAACTATAAGGAGGACAACATGAGCATATTCAGAATTAAAAAAAACGACACAAAACCTTATTTAGCAGTAGTACTTAAAGAAGCAGATGGAACAGTAATTGACTTAACAGACGCAACAGTTCAATTTAATCTAGGTAATTCTTCTTATAAAAATGTTCACAGTGCAAGTGCAGACATTACAGACGCAAGTGCAGGAGAAGTAGAATACCGTTGGGACGGAACAAGCGACACAAACACAATAGGAGATTTCTTTGGAGAATTTGAAGTAACATTCGCAGACGAAACAGTAATGACAATGCCAGAAGACCATTCTCTTAAAGTAGAAATATACGAGGATTACGATTAACGTTGGTTTTAAAATAAACTTAAACTAAATAAAATTAGGAGGAAAATATGGAAATAATAGAATTAGCAGGAACAGCTGACGGATCAGGAGACTTGACATTAACAGCAACAAACAAATCATTTGGATATGTAGAAAAGATTGTAATGGACTACATTGATGGAGATACTGGCGCAGATAGTGTTTGGACTAATGTTGATGGAGCAGCAACTACAGCAATTATGACAAAGGCAGACTTGGGAACAGCAGATGTAACTTGGTTACCTAGAAGCTTGGCAAACAAAACAACTGATGGAAGCGCATTCACAAATGTAGCAGAAAGAATATTTGTAACAGGTAATATGAAAGTAGTAATTTCAAACGGAGCAAGCGGAAAAAAGTTTAGATTCCTAGTAACAATCACAGACCAATAAATTCGTTGGTTTTAAAAGTATTTTAATTTTTATTTAATTGTCAAGAGACATGGTAAGTTTAATGCAAATAAAGCAAGAGCTCGTTGTAGCCTTAAGAAATGAATCACTTATTAGTATCTCGGATAGGGGCGTAACAACCGAAACGGACACAGGTACATTCTCAGCGACTTCTTCTTATACGTTATCTACTTCTCCAACTTTGGTTAAAAACGTTCGTAGCGTGGTTGTATCGGCTTCTCCACTATCCTTTGGGACAGACTACACAGTAAATTATACAACTGGCGTAATTTCGTTCACTTCTGCACAAACGGGAGATTATACAATTATTTACGATTATGGTTCAAAAGATAGAATTTTCCCAGATTTTCCACAACCACATTTAAAACTTTCAGACTTTCCAAGAATAGCAGTAGACATAATAAATTCTAGTTCAAACGAAATAGGAATAGGCGCAGATATTACTGAATCAGATTATACTGTCTCGATTATATGCTACGCAACAGAACAAACAGTAGTCGAGGACCTAGTAAGTGGAGTTAAAGATTTTTTAATGGCTAACAAGAAAAACTTATTTTATTCTCCCTTTATTACTCCAACAATTACAGGACCCCTTTTAGTTACAGAATTTGGAAATAATAAATTATTACAGCGAAATATAGATGCTGATGTGAGGTTTGAATTCAATGGAATCTAAAAAGAAAACTAAAGAAGTCAAATTAAAACCAGTAAGAGATAAAGCTCGAAAAATTCCCGGACTAGAACACAAAGTACTAACACTTGACGAAATCAAAAAAAGAAAACTAGAAGCCACATTACTTGCAAAGTTAAAACTAAATCAAATAGAGGAGGAAAAATAAAATTTCATACATATCAGGAGCCGAAAGTGTCTTTTTATACGCATACGAAAAACAGTCTGAATGGGCAAACGCAGCAGCAAGTCATACAGAATCTGACGAAACATATGTGCCATTTGGACAAGGAGTAAGTGCAACAGTAAGCCGAGAAAATAATGCTGAACGAGTTGTAGGAGTAGGAGCAAGAAATGCTACAGCAACTGTAAATAAACAATTTAACGGTAAAGTTTCCGTAGAAGGAAGTTTATCAAACGCTTATTGGTTACTAGGAGTTCTAGGCGCTAATACTGACGCAGGAACAACTGGAGCATATACACATACTTACACAGAAGCAGATATTGTACCAAGTTTTTCTGTTAAGTCTAGTTTTGAACTAGGAACTACAGACTTTGCTAGTACAATCGTAGGAGTAAAGTGTGAATCAGCTACTATCACAGCAGCAGTAGACGAAGCAGTTAAGTTTAGTCTAGATTGTTCTTATAGATACGAAACACTAGGAACAACCAAAGTTTCAAATAACGTAGACATTGAACCAGTTTTTACGTTCGCACATGGAAGTATTGAAATGCCAGACGGAACACAAATCGCAGCAGTACAAAACTTTGAATTAACTATAAATAATTCAGCAGAAAGTTTATACGGAATAGGAAGTAGATTTAAAACAGCAAATGTAGCAAAACAAAGAGAATACAACTTCTCTATGACGGCAGCATTTAACGATTATACAAGCTTACTTACTTACTTTATGAATGGTACTAATTCAGCTAGTGCACCAGACGAAGGATCTGGAACAGAAATAGCAACACTTGAACTAACTTTTACAAATGACGATGGTGATATACTTGACATTAATTTGACAGGTGTACATCTAAACGAAGAAAGTCTACCACAAAACGTAGGCGAAATAGTAAAAGAAGAAGTAAGTGGATGGGCTAGAGGATGTTCAAGTATTATTTATACAAACGACGTCGAGACAGCACCGAAAGAGGCAACTTAAATTATTAATCGTTCCCATTTTTGAAGGGAACAGCCTAACGGCATAATTAAATTACGGAGACAAAAATGGAAGAAAAATCCCCAGAGCAAGAGCAAGTAGAATCAAATACGGTTCCCTCTTTTAGTTTCAACGATAATCAAGTAGTAATAGATACTTTTGATATTGAACTTAATGTTAATAACGAAGACGTTATAATCAAGGTAAGAAAACTAACCTCAGGCGAACATAGAGAATTGGTCAAAAAAACCGCTTCTATTAAAGTAGTAGGAACACAACCAAACGCTAGTATGGATTCTGTTGGTTATCAGATTGGAGTATTGTCTAAAGTTATCACGGAAGCACCGTTTCCTACAACTGAAGCATTTATATCTAGTCTGCCAGAAGAAATATCAACATATTTGTTCAACGAGTACAAATTAGTAACTGGGTCTGTTTCATCAGATAAAAAAAAAGATTGATTAAAGAATTTGCTAAAGGGATGCATGAAAACGATGCAGAACTACAAGCAGATTATCTTGATTGGTTTTTTTTAAGCTATTTTGGAAAAGGACAAGGATATTGGAGGAATTTAACAGATGATAAAATACAATCAATTATTACACTACAAAATGAAAAGGAGCAAACATATTGGAAAAATTGGGCAAAAATGTTCAAACAAATGTTTAGTAAATAATGAGAGGTAAATACTATTGCATTTGAGATTCGAGTCCCTACGGGAAAAGGCGGTAATGGTTCTAGTGGAAACGGTGTGGGTGATGATACCTTAAAGAAACAGAACAAAGAAATGAAAAAGAACACCAAGGCCGTGGCAGTAGGTAATTTAATTGCCGATGGTTTATCTAGTTTGCTTGGTGATGTTTTAAAGATACTTCAACCACTTTTTAAAGTTCTAAGTTTATTATTCTTAGTTATATTTTTACCGCTTATGCCACTTATAGTAGAATTAACAAAAGCAGTTGTTTCAATTATAGAAGGACTTACAAAATTATTCGGTGGTGAAATTAATCTAGGTGAATTTTTAAAACAATATTTAGGACCTGCATTATTAAAAGTTCTGATAACAATAGCAAAAATACTTTTAACAATAATAATTGGAATAGGGAAATTACTATGGGAAACTTTTAAATTATTAGTAGAAATAATTGTCGCAGTAGCTGGATGGATTTGGGATAAACTAACTCAGGCATTTGGATTTGTAATAGATTTGATAGTGTCCGCTGGAACTTGGCTTTGGGACGCAATAGTTTCTGGATTTCAATTCATACTAGGAATAGGAAGTAAGATATGGCAATTTTTCTTAGACGGACTTTCATTTATATCAGATTTAGGTCAAAAGATTTGGAATTTTATATGGGAAGGACTTAAGGGAGTTGGAACTTTAATTGCTAATGGGTTTAAAACTATGATAAATGGTTTGATTGATGTTATAAATTGGATACCCGGTATTGATATACCACATCTTGCAAACGGGGGAATAGTAACAAGCCCAACAACCGCTTTAATCGGTGAAGCAGGACCAGAAGCAGTAATACCTTTAAGTAAAATGGGCGGGATGGGAACTACAATTAATATAAACAATCCAACAATACGAGACGATTCTGATATTCGTAAATTAACAGACTCAATAAGTAGAGAATTACAAAAGCGAGGCAATAGGGGGTTCAGTTCAATATAATGGAAAACGAATTAATCAAAATACTAAAAGAAATAAAACAAATTCTATTACTTAGAACTCAAAATGAAAAACTACACCACATGGAATTAATTAAAGAAATAAGGGGGATAAAATCGCAACATTAGATAGTGTAGATCTTGGTGATATTCAATCCGAAGACCATACTAAAGATTCTAGTTTATTTCAGACACCACTCCCTAGGTCTGATAGCGATGATGCTATTTTAATAGACTTATTTGGAGTATTAAGAACTATTACAATTACTGGAATATTTGAAGGAACTGAAGCAGCACAGAAAACTTTTATAGCAAACATAGAAGCCATAGTAAACGGAGCACAAGATGGTTCAACTTTTGTATCTAGTTTTATTACAAGTCCAGCAAGTTATTCAGTACTTGTACAGAACTTTTCGTGGAATAAACAGGCAGCAGACATAAATAAACTAGGTTATACGCTTACTTTATTTGAAGGAGGAATCTGATGCCGTTACTTTGCAAGGTTGTTATTGATGGAGTAACCGTACGTGACGATAGTTCTACTGAGAAAAAAGTATTAAGTTGGGAATATGAACGAACATCTGACGTAGTTATAAGCCAATTAGCAATGACATTACTCTCATCGGTAGAAGATTTAGTTAGTTTAAAAGTAGGTCAAGTAATTCAAGTATGGACAGGTTTTATTACTAGCACAGATAAAAAAGTTTTCTCTGGTTTTATAGCCGAAATAAGCCCAGACGGCGGACGAGTAGATTTGACTTGTTACGATAAAATGTGGGACTTAGTAAGAAAAAACGTTAATACAGTATATGAATCATCCGGACCACAAGCAGGAGTTATCAGTGATATAGCAAAAGACTTAATTGAAACACACGGAGGCTTAACTGCAAGCGTAGTAGCCACAGGAACAATAGAAGGAAAAACAATAGGAGAATTTAGATGTACCCACACAGACATCTGGGAAAGACTAACCGCACTCGCTAAGGCAGTAGAATATCAAATATTTTATGACCCAGTAAATGACACAGTACACTTTGAACCAAAAGGCTATTCTGATAGTACTCTTACTTTAACAGTAGGAACTCAAATTCTAGGAGTTCCAAAATGGACTAATGACACTTCTCGTATGGTAAACGACTTAAGAGTAGACGGAGCAGTAAGTCAGACACAAATAAGACTTCCAAACGGAACGGAATACGGAACAATCGGGACTACTGCTAACTTCGACACAGATGGAATTTTACTTGACAAAACCCCTGAAAACGTTGAATTAATTTTAGATTCAAGTACTCCGCCAGTAACAGTTAAAATAGGTGGTACAAAAGACTCTACAACTGGACATTATTATTATGTAGACCGAGAAAACAAAAAAATAATCCCAACCGAAGGGACAAGTTTCCCAACCGAGAACGCAATAGTAAACTACACTTGGTTAGCACCTAGCCCAATACATCAAATAAGTCAAGATTCAATAGACACATACGGAACATGGGAAAAACAAATAACCCTAACAGATATTCAAACAGTAGCAGACGCAGAAGCTCGTACAGCTGAATTACTATCTAAATTTTCTGTTCCTTTTTTGATTGGTGATTTATTAGTTAGAAGCAGCTCAACGATTAGTTTAAATGTAGGAGACAGAGTTAAGATAGTAGATTCAGTAAGCACGCCTAATATAAATAAAGAATTAATAATAACAAAGCAAGTTATCAAATACCCAGGTTCTAATCAAGAAATAACAGTAGGCGATGAAGCAATTAGATTAGCAGATTGGCAAATTAATGTAGAAGAAAGACTAAAACGAATAGAAGAACAATTAAGCCTTAAAAACCAAGATTTAATTTTAGAGTTAAGAGATTTTTATAATGAAGTTCAAATAAGTCCACGTTATAGAAAACTACAAACTCGAGATACTTCAACAGACGCACTTTGGGATAGAGAAACATGGGATAACTCAGAATGGGATGAAGACTATGATAATTCTATGATAGATAACTTCGTTGAACAATTTGAAAACATCTATACTGAAGACTTTATCGACCAAGACTTTGAAGACGATTCAGGTACAGCTACATGGGCAAGTGGCAGTCTTGACTTTACTTCTGGTCAAGTTGCACTTAGTAAATCAATTGACCTACGAAACGGAGTTATAACTTCAATAGACGTAGACATAGACATTGAGTCTGGTTCAGTCTTGATTGAAGTAACAGCTGATAATTCAAATTGGGAAACAGCAACTAATAATACTACTCACACATTTTCTAATACAGGTCAAGACTTACGTTTTAGGCTTACAGAAAACAACACATCAACTGCGGAGGTGAACCATGTTAAATTTAGTAATATTCATTGATTTTATAAAAACTAAATAATTAAAAATACCATGGCACAAATTATAACAAATGACGGAAAGAAGATTATTCTAGACCGTTCGTTCAATAGTTCTCCAACTAGAACGGCACCAAGTCAATTTAAAGTAGGAACTGATAACACATCACCAAGTCTCTCTGATACAGATTTAATCGCACCAGTTTCGATCGATGGAGATAATTTCAAAAACTTCGTAACAGGTTATCCTACACTTGATTTGACTAATATGAAAGTAACAATTCGAGGACTTTTACTTAGCACAGAAGCAAACGGAAATAGTCTAAAAGAATTTGGAACAGTTAATTCAGACGGCACACCTTTAATGTTCTCTAGAAGTACTCATACTGCAATAAATAAAACAAGTTCAATAGAAATCGCATATATTGATAAGAGCAAATTAATATAATGGAATTGTTGGTTTTAAAAAAGATGGAGGAATTAAATTAATATGGCAGGAATCAAATCAGGAGAATTAAACAGTGCAGATGAAGTAATGAATGCACTTGGTTCTAACTTTAATGACACATCCCAGATGATTTTTAATGCTGACTATATTGGTTTTGATTCAAGGCTTACAAATAATACTGCACCAGATTTGAAGAATGTTGAATATTCTACTTTTACTTCTGATGATGCTGATGTAGTTGGCGGTTTTAATTATGATAGTTCAGATGACTTATATTCAGCAGCAGATTTAAGTTCTATTGGAACTGAATATGTCATTATTGAGGCGACAAATTGTTCGACAACTTATTCAGAGAATGATTGTTTGGTTGCAAATATTGATGATGGGAAATGGATTATGTATTGCACTGTCGGAACAGAGGCTGTTAAACGAGCACAAATAATGAAGTCTTTATTTTATGGGACTAGCGGTTCTAATCCGTATATTACAACTTGTACATCTATAACTGCTATGAAAACACCTCACGCAAATGATGTAGGGAAACGAGCACATTATGCGGCAGCTCAATCTGTAAGTGGAAATGATATGAGATATACTGGAACGTTTGTAGATACCTCAACAAATAATAATTGTAGTTCCTGGTCGTCTTTTGGAGTTGCTGGATCTTGGGTTAGTAGCCGTGCTAATTGGCAGATGCCATCTGGTTCAACACTTCACGGAGGAAGTGGAGCAGGCAATCCTTCTGGAGATGAATTTGGAACTGACACATCAAGCGATGAACAGAATAATCCAGCAACTTGTAGAACAGATATGACTGCAAATACTACTAGTAATTTTGTTAAAGCAGTTATTTTATGTGTTGGGGATATTACTTGGGTCGAAAGTGGAACAGCTCATACAACATCAAACACGGATTTTTATACAGATGAATCTATTCCAGATTTCGAAGCTGCAGGTAGTTTGGCCGCAGAAGGTGCATATACTTCAACCCTAATTTTCAAAGACACAGTAGTATCAACAAACAACGCAATCCCAGTAATCAATTCAACAATCGACGCAACAAGCTCAGAGCAAATAAGTGTAAGTGCAGATGGCGGAAGTCATTGGACAGATGTAAATAATGCGGAAATTGCTAGACTAACCACAGGTACAGAACTTTGGAGAAGAATAGTAATCACACGAACAGATTTAAGCAAGGAGGATAAAGTAACTGAGCAAGCAGTGAAATATAACTTTTACTAATGGGAAAAACTAAAGCACAAATATTGAAAGAGAAGAAGAAAGAAAAAAGAACATTTAAAGAAAATACTGCATTTGGAGATTTACAAGACAGAATAACAGAACTAGAAAGTCGAATCGAGGAGCACATAAATGAAACCAATACTTAAAAAAGGAGCACCAAAATACAACAAGAATGTAGATTATTGTAGTTGTTCGCCAGAAGGTTTATTCGGATGCAAATACAACAAAGCTTGTTATTGGCACGACAGACAATATAGAAACCAAATAGTAAATAGACAAAGTAGATTTAAAGCAGATTTATGTCTATGGGGTAATATTATCAAAGAGGCATTCAAAGTAAGAAAAACAAGTATAATATGGTCTTGGTGGGTAGGACATAAATATTTCTTAGCAGTTAGAATATTTGGAGGAGATAATTATATAAATGGAAGATGAATTTGTACCGCTTTATAGAGAACCAAAGAATTACAAAGATGTTAATCACAATACTACTCAACTTATTTTAGCATTTAACCACAACACCACTAAGATGAATAAAAACATAGCCACCATGACAGAGGCAATAATAAAACAAGGTACTGATATAAAATGGATGAAACGAGCAGTATTTGGATTATGTGGTCTAGTAGGCGCAATCGTGCTAGCTGCGTGTGTTGCATCAATAGGTGCTTAACGTTGGTTTTAAAAGTAATTTAGACCAACTAACAATATCACCTTCACATTCATGGCATGGAACATCTTCACTAAAGCAAAAGTAGACACTTCTGGGTCAGTTACACAAGCATATACTAAACCAAAGGGTGATGATATTTTTAAAGCATATATTCCAGGTGTGTTGTACAGGCCCCCTTTTGGTATGCCTCGAACAGATAATACTCCTATGCTTAAAAAGTTGTCTAATAATCCTTATGTTTTTTCTGTTATCAAGACTTTAGCAGATGAAGCAAGTAGTATTAAGTGGTCCGTTAATGTAAAAGAAGAATTTAGTGATGTTAATTCTAAAGAGGAAGAAGAAGTAGATTATACCGATAAAATAAAAGAAATAACAAAATTCTTTAGAAACCCAAACGGAAATGAAGAATCTTTTAATCATATTATACGACAACTTATTACAGATATTTGTGAAGTAGACGCAGGAGTATTAGTAAAAGTATTTGATGTAAGTGGAGATTTTAAACAAATGTTCGCACGATCTGGTGACCTGTTCTTAAAAAACCCTGACATATATGGTTATATGGGGAACAGAGCAGACTTCGTAACACCACTTCCAGACGGATTTACTGGAGTAGGAATGGACTTAGCAGGAAACCAAACCAATTCTCAACAACAATTAATGAAACAATATAGTCTACTTTACAAAGAACAGGCGGCTTATTTTCAATACGGATGGACAGCAGGTTCTATGCCAGTACCTTTCGGAAAAAGAGAAGTAGTTTACATGATGCAAAATCCTCGATCTGATTCAATATATGGTACTTCTCCTGTAAGTGTTTTAATGAAGACAATTCTTAACTTAGTATATGGAATAGATTACAACCTAGACATTTACATAAACAATAATATGCCTGACGGAGTAATAGAACTACTTGGAGCAACAGCCGGACAAATGGCTCAATATCGTGAAAATATGGAAAAAGAAACTAGAAAAGAAGATGAGTTTGGTTTTATGCGAAAGATTTGGAATAAAATACCTATCGTAAGTTCTCCTGCTAAGTTCGTTCCGTTTCAACTTTCCTCGAAAGAAATGGAGATAATCGCCCAGCAAGAATGGTTTACTAAAGTTCTTTGGATGAATTTCGGTGTAACTGCGGATGAATTAGGGTTCAGCCAAGATTCCAATAAAGCAACAGGTGATGCACAAATTAAAAACGCTAAACGTAAAGCACTTGGACCACTTCTTAAAGTAATTCAATATCATTTAAACACGCAAATAGTCCCAGAATTCTTCACAGAAGGAAGTGAAATGGCAGACTTTGCAGATGTGCCTCTTCAGTTTGAATTTGACGTAAGTGACATAGACGACGACATCAAAGAGCTTACTAGACTTAAAATGGAAAAAGATTTAGGAATCAAAACAGAAATGATGATCGCAAAGGAAAGAGGAATTAATTTAGAAGAACTTAAAGAAGGACTTGACGAAAGACGTGAACAAGAAATGGAATTAATGGAGAAAACTGCTAACTTAAATAATCCTGCGGAAAAAGAAGGTGATAAACCAAAGGAAAAACCAAAGGAAGTAATACAAAAAAAACCAGAAGTAAAAGCAAAGAAAACACCCCTAAGTGAGCTTAATTCTTACATAGACGGAGTAGAAAAAGACATTGTGAAAACATTGGAGGAACTTCCAAATGAGTCCCTCGATTTGTGAAAAGTCATTAGTAGATATATTGCTTGAAAAATTTAAAACAATTTTTAGGCTAGACAAGTTCAAAGTAGTAATAAATAATATGATTAGTTCTCAATATATAAGTGCAATCGAAAAAGTAGACGAAGACTTAGACTTAACAATTAATTTGGTACCAAAGTCTAAAGACTTAAATTTCTTACAAGATTATGTATCAGAAAACATTGACGCTGCAGGCGACACTATTTCAAATCAATTAAGACAAGAAATTCAAAGAGGAATACTAAACGGAGAAACAACAACTGAGTTATCTAAACGAGTCAAGAAACTGTTTAAAGATAAAAAATATCAAACAAGACTTAAAACAATTCTACGAACCGAGACATTACGAGCAAATAATCAAGGAACTCTCGACGCAGCCAACCAAGCAAGTCAGACTGGACTTAAATTAGAAAAATGGTTAGACGTTACAATGGACGATAGAACTTCTAATATATGTAAAAAAGAATTTGCTAAATACGGTACACCAGAACAATCTATTCCACTTGATAAAGAGTTTGTAGTTAAAGTAGACAACAAAACAATTAAATCTCAAAATAGTCCTTTCCACGTGTCGTGCAGAAGTATTTTACGAATAAAGGTGATAAAGTGAAAGTCGAAATTGATTGGTTTACATTTCAAACTAAATATCTAAGTAACTCTAGAATATTCGTAATAGAAAATGATGATAGTTGGACACTTTATACAAACGATGATATATTTGTAATCAAGTGTATAGTAGAAAAATACGCAGACCAAACAGAAAACATAATGTTCGTTGAAAGATACCTAAACCAACCAGGAATAATTAAGGTAATAAACATTAGCGAATCAGACGAATCAGTTGAAGAATTTCCTGAAGAATTCTTTGAAATAGAAAAAGAAGACGGCGAAGGAGAAATAGTAGAACAAGTAATCGAATCAAAGAAATGTAAGGAGAAAGAAGATGGCGATTAGTCCAAGTATTCACCAAAGAGAGCAAGATAAGTTCGGCGGAACAGATAAAGATACAACATTTGTCAAAACAGGCTTAACTGATAGTTCAGGTAGCCCTATAAGCGGTTCTAACCCACTGCCAGTCCAACTTGACGGAGATTTCGCTATAAATGTACAAGTAGACTCAAGTGATTCAAAAATAGAATATATCGGAACTGCGGTTATTGGAAGTTTAACAAGTGCTGCAGTTTGGAAGATTAAGCGTGTTAACTATACAACTGGAACTATTATTGAATATGCAGGAGGAAGCGAATCTTTTACAAATATATTCTCTCAAAGAGAATCGCTTAGTTATAGTTAATGGTTAAAACAGAATACGATGACATACTAAATAGACTAAAATCAAATAGATTTAGACAACTTAATTTTCGTACAGGACTAACAGAGGAATGCACAGAAGCTGGTCATGTTGCTTGGAACAATAAAGAAACAACACTTGATATTTGTACTGGTCGTGGTCCTAATTTACAAGTAGGCTTTGAAGACTGGTTTTTGGTTTATAATACAACTGGAGAAGATATTTTAAACGGTCAAGTAATTCATCCTATTGCAGGAGCAACATTAGGTATCCCAAATGTTGCATTAGCTCAAGCTAACACTCCTGATGGGATAAGCAGAGCAATTTGGGTAGCAACTATGAATATTCCAACAGGGGGTTCTGGGATTGCAACACAAAGAGGAAATGTTCGGGGAATTGATACATCTGATTTTATTGTTGGTGATAATGTTTATGTTAGCCCAGATACAGCTGGAGCATTCACTGCAGACAAACCAGAGTTTCCAAATTATCCAATTCAAATAGGCGGAGTTTCTATTGTAGGTGAATTAGATGGAGAAATTGTAGTTTCTGTTAAAGGTGAATTAGAAGATACATTTGTTAATTTTTGGAATGGTGTAATTAGAGAATCTTTCGATTTTAGAACCTCAAGTGATGGTACAACTATTACAGGAACACTTGAACCAAGTAATGGACATCCAGATTTAACAATGATGTTTTCTGATGGATTTACAATGTTTGATACAAGTCCTCCAGCTACTATTGAATTAACTCAAGGTACTGATGATACACCACAAACTAATTATATTTATATTCCAAAGAGTACAAAAGAATTAACAGTAAGTACTTCTGCATTTCCCACAACCTTTGAACATATTAAAGTTGCGCAAGTTTTCTTACAAACTGCTGCAACAACAGAAACAGAGGGCGCATTAAGAAATCAGAATTGGAATGATGAGATTCAGGATACTACTTCTAACCAAGGACATTTATCTCATATAGGAGAAAAGTTAAGACAATTCGAAGCACAGTGGGATTCTGGCTGTGAAGGTTCAGTAGACATTGGACCAGCAGACGAAGTTTGGATAAAAAATACTTCTGGTGTTATTTATCAAATGCATAGACATCCTTTTCCATTGCAGGATATGACTCAATATACTATAGACGCGGTTAATCAAGGAAATAAAACTTTCACAATTAGTGGAGATGGAGATTTAACAAACGTTTTCCCAGAAGGTAAAACAATTAATGTTCACGGAGTTAATGGTAATGAAGGATTATATACTGTGGTAAGTACTATTTGGTCTGACCCTAATTTTATTATTACCGTAGAAGAAGTAATTCCAAGTGCAACTCCTGGAGATACAATAGGCGACCATGTTATTGTGGTTAATGATTTTGCCGGATCCTACACAGAAGTGTTAGATTTATCAGATATTACTACCGATGCAGTTGGAGACCCATTACTTAATACAAGTTTTAGTGTAGTTGTATGGGGAACGGCAAATAAAAGTGGTGAACCATCACATTTAATGGCTAATATGCCAATCGGTACTTATAATAAAAACTTCCCAGAACAAGCAGTAGTAGATGCAGGGGCAAGTTCAGTTTATACAATCCCTAAAGCCTTTCAAGGAGTAGGCTTTTTGATTGCAAGATTTACTTTTGTCAATACTGGTGGAGTTTGGAGTCTATATGAAACTCAAGATTTAAGAGGTTTTTTACCAAATACAACAGCAGGAGCAGGCGCAGGAGCAAGCGGTATTACAACATTTTTAGGATTAACAGATACACCTAGTGCTTATACTATTTCAACTAATAGATTACTTCAAGAAAATACTGGTGGAACTGCTTTAGAATTTTCAAGCACAGCAATTTCTGATTTGGTTCCTTATACTGGTGCGACGACTGATGTTGATTTGGGGAGTCATGATTTTTCTGCAACAACAATTAATGCAACAACTTTAGACCTCGGCACTAACACAATCACCGACGGGAGCATGACAGGAGACTGGGATTTTGGGGCTGGAGATATAACAGCAGGACAAGGTGCTTTTAATGGGGGAAGTATTACAGAGGGTGTTGGGATTAATAATCCTTTTACAACAGATACAACGAATGTTGGAGCAGGTATTCAAAATGATTTTATTTCTAATACTTCAACTTCATTAGCTTTTGGTTATGGAGTTAAGTTTTCTGCGACATTTACACCTCCTGCAAATGTTGGGTCTGGTGCTGCTGCCTCTAATTTACTTGGAGGATTTGCAGAAGTTGGTTTAGAATTAGAAGATGATGATGATTTAACACACTACGGACAAAATATATTTGGATATTTTAGTAGAATAAAAGCAGTAGGTGCAGGTGGTCCTGGGACAGGAACTGCAAATATCTTTGGAAACGGATATGCTTTTTATGCAGATGATGCACGAACTGGTGGAAATTATGCAATAGCAAATCAATATGCTTTTTATGACGCTGGACAAACAAAAGGAACAAATAACTGGGGATTATATTCTCAAACAGATAATTTTATGGGGGGGGATAATATTATCTCTAAATGGGGAACGACTAACACAGACTTACAGATAAGTTCTGATGGGACTAATGGGATTATTGATGTTAGTAATCGTTTAGATGTTTTGGGAGATTTGAATGTTACCGGAACAGGACAATTTGATAGAATTGGAATAGGAACAAGCCCAATAGGGACTCATAAATTAGATGTTGCTGGAAGAGTTCAAATAGGAGATGTTTTATATTTTGCAGATGATAATGTTAATCCTGATTGGCATTTTGGTGCTATTACTGGAACAGGATTAAGTTTAACTGAAAGCGGTGTGGCTAATGTTATGGTGTGGGAAGAGGGTGGAAATGTTGGAATTGGTATTGATAATCCTGCTTATAAATTAGATGTTAATGGAGATATTAGAACATCAACAGATTTAACAGTTACAGGAGAAATCAAAGGAGATAATGAAATTGGTGGTGCTTTAGTTGTAAATGATGACCAATTATCTCAAAAGCATTTATATTTAAAAGGAAATGTTGATAGCCCCCCAAATAGAGTTGGTGGTTCTGCTCGGTGGAGTCACATTGGTTTTGGAAGTGGATATAATTTTATTAATGAAGTTGGAAAATTTGTTTGGAAAGGTTCTGCTCAAACTCCCGGATTTGGAGATAATGGTGTAGCTTGGGTTAGTTTTACTGATGGAAGTGCAAGTTTTAGTGCTTCTAATATTGGCGGAGCAGTAAATTATACAGAAATAAAATCAGACGGAGAGATAAATTTGCATGGAACAGCGAGGGTAAAAAAGAAAATTTATATTGGTGCTAATGGAATAAGAGCCCCAGGAGCAAAACCTGCAACATTTGTTGAGGATGGATTAACTGGTTGTTGGGAATTTTCAGACGCAATAGAAGCTAATCAAGAAAGTGTAAGTGGGACTTTCTTAATCCCCCCCGACATAGATATAACTATCCCAATAACTTTAAATATTGGGTGGCACGCTAACGGAATTAGTCCGGGAAATTGTAAATGGCAATTAGAATATTTATGGATAAGTCCTAACGAAGATGTAACTGCCGGAGCACAGGAAACCTTAACAATAGTAAGCACAGCGTCGGCAACAAGTGATGGTTTAATTGTCGCAGAAGTTCCCGGAATTGATTTACCAAGTGCAACAGATAAAGCTTTTTTTTGGAAAGTTACAAGATTAAGCGGAGATGTTCAAGATACAATTTCTGATGCAGTACATATGAGAGGGCAATTTGTAGAATATACAGCAAATTCATTGGGTGAAGCAATTTAAATTATAGGAGGAAAAATGGTATTAACAAAAGTTGAAGAATCAATTCCAATAGAGCAAGTTCAAGAAGTTAGATATAAAGAAGTTACTTATATTGACGCTATTACAGATAAAGATGCTGCTGTAAAAGTAGTCGACACAAGACGAACTAAGTATTATACAGAATCGCAAGTAGATGCTCAGATTACTTACTGGGAAGGGTTAAAAAATGAAATCACAACAATTAAGGAGGTAGAGTAAATGGATAAATATTCTCCAACTAGGATAAATGATGGATTTGATTTTGATAAGCTGGAATGTCCTTATTATGATATTTGTAAATTTTATAATCCACAAGGAGATAATTGTAAATATAATAAATATTGTAATACTTGTTTAACTTTTGGTAATATTAAAATTCCAATAAGGGAGATATTGAGAAATTGTTTAGAAAATTATGTTACTTTAGAAAATCTAAAAATTCAAATAAAAGAAATTGATTATGAAGATAAGTAAATCTGAAAAAATGCACATCAAAAAATTAGAAGAACTATGCCAACCACGAGGATTAAAGTCAATCGGAGAAATACCAGGCAATATTCATTTAATAATTAAAGAACCAATTATAGAAAAACCTAACTGGACAGGCTTAGAAATGTCTCCAGATTTATTTATAGCAAAATATAATGGACTTTATACCGTCGCTGAATTAAAACATTCACATAAACAAAGGCAAAAAGCATTTAGTCAAATAGAAAATGGAATGAAAACTTTAGTTGATGTTTTTGGAGTTCCTCTAAGAAATATAACAGGTAAATTTGTAATATATACTCCTAATTCTTTTAGGTATGAAATCTTTAAATAGGAAACTTTAAATAAACTAAATTACTAAATAAAACTATGGATAAACAAATCGAATTAAAGGCGAAAATTGGTGAAATCCAGTTGCAACTTGAATCACTTCAAGCACAGGCAAATCAATTATCTCAGATGAAGCAGAAAACTATTGCTTTGTTAGTAGAAGAGATGAACAAACCAGTAGAACCAGTTAAACCAGTTAAACCAGTTAAGAAAAATTAATACTTAACTAAATAATAGGAGGTAAAACATAATGGAAAATACATTAGCAACAATCTTAATGGCAATCTGTTTGCTCGTTGGAGCTCTAGGTGGAGTGGTACTAACTCCCGAACAAGACTGTCCTGTAGTTGATCCTATCGTAGAATACCAGAATGTCTCCGTTACTGAGTATGTAGATGTACCAGCAGTAAGTCAACTAGATTTGGCTGTTGCTGAATTTTTACAAGCTGTAGAAGACGAGGAAGACGAAGCTGGTAACAATGTAGATGTACTCGGTACATATGATTTTGATGAAATGGAAGTTAGTAGAATATACAGCGACCATAACGTTTCATATGAAGATGAGAAAACTACAATAGACTTTAAGATTAGATTAAGATTTGATGAAGAAGATTCTAAATCTAAGAAACAGATTTACAACGTAAAAGTAATCTTTGATGAAGATGAAGATACAGAAGTTGAAGCAATTTTGATTTAAACACAATACAAACATTTATATATTTATTTTTCTTATTATATTTGAGGTGAGGCAGTAACGATTGTCCGATGAAAACCACCCTCAATAGCGATTTCTAGCAATGCGTGTTTGGTGTTGCTCTAACCCGTGCTTACAATATGACTTCCGACAACGAAGATAATGTAGCGATAGATACCAGTGGGAGGCGGGGCTGGAGGATTAAGTAAGTGAAGCAGATTAGGAGATCCTACTCTCGAAGATAAGGTTGGAAATCTTATCAAGCACTTTACCGAGTCGAAAGGCATTAGGTAGAGTCCAAGACTAAGGACAAACGGTTAAATAATCTGTGAATCAGCATGACTATGCCAGTCGATAATCAATGAAAGTAGGAGTACTGGAGACCAACGGCGATTAATCCTAACTAAAGTGAATGTTAGACTTACATAAAACCACGATTTGAAGAAAGATTGTTTAATAAAAACAATGAAATCACTCAAAACCTTCGTGTGTAGCCAAAGTCCGTAGAGGGGGGAGCGCTACTCACTCGGTTTCCAACCGATGAGGAGTGCGTGGGGGGAGATGAAAGTTAAAAGTTCCACAGGAAACAATGGTGTCAAGAACATACTACGTTTATATATTGAAAGCAGAGAAATATTATTATAATCGGAGATTTAAAGAATTTGTTTATGATAAAATAATATATTATACTGGCATGACATGGGATCCAAAGAGAAGACTTGCTGAGCATCGTTCTGGTATTCGTTCTAATTATATGAGAAATAAAATAAACCCACTTCACTTTGTTTATATGGAATCATTCGACAATCCATACACAGCACATCAAAGAGAAATGCAAATAAAAAGATTATCACTTAATAAAAAACTAAAATTAATCGAGGAATATAATGAATCCTAAACAAATATTTGACTACTTCTGGAATCATAAACCATTCTGGGAACGTAACAGCGACGAGGAAAGAGAACATAAGAAGTTTTTAGAAGAATTAAAAGAGTATTATTCACAAACCGAAGGGTTTATATAGTAATATATATATGTATAGATATGAAACAATGTGAACACAACCTAACAAGAAAGCTTTATTTTCAAAAAGCAAACAAATGGGTAACAACAGAATATTCAATCTGCGAATACTGTAACAAGATATTAAAAGTAGAAACTAAAAAAACAGAGGTAAAACATGGAAAACTCAATTAACCTAGAAGAATTAAAAAAATTAACAATCGGAGAAATTCTAGTCTTAGAATCTCAACAAAAAGGAATTCATGGGGTTATAGAAGGAATGAAAGAAAGAGTTAGTTATATGGACGAACAAATTAAAACAGGCAACTTCGCTGAGGATTTAGTAAATGGAATTTAAAGAAAAATTAAAATACTTAGAAGAAAATTATGATGGTATAGCAAGTATGGCTTATTATAATGCACAAGGTGGAGTAAAATGTAAAACAATGTCATGGAATTGTTATTTATCCTGTATCGACCAACTAATTAAAAAACTTAAAGAATTTCCAGAACTTTTGGAGGATAAAGAATAATGGAATTCCCACATAATATAATTAAATCAATTGATGGAGTTAAAGTAAAATGTGTTGGACTACATTGGTTTAGTAATGGAACTTGGATACCTAAATATGAGACTGTTAAAAATGTATGAAGATATAAAATGTGAAGATTGTGGTCAGTCAAATTGGACACATGAAACAATATCACTAGTTAGAGGTCATCCAAACGTTGAAGAAAGATGGATTACATGTGAGTGCGGCGCAGAGCAAGAGGTAATACAATGAGTTATCAAGACGAATGCTACGAATGTTCAAGTAAAAATACAGTAGTCACAGACACAGAACTAATATGTCTAGACTGTAACGGAGTATATGTAAATGGAAATTGAAAACATGACTAAAAAAGATATTCTTAAAAGTCTAACTAGAACAAGTAAGGCTGCTAAAAAGTCTAAATCAAGATTTACAAGAGTAATAAATATGAAATATCCAAACGAAACAAAAGATGGATTAAAGAGATGTGGAAATTGTGGAGAGTTCAAACAAATGTCAGAATTCAAAAAGAAAGGAAGTCTTATGCCAGACTGGAAATGTAAAGATTGTAGTAAATTTTTAGGAGAATACAAATAATGGAAGATACGAGTTTAATAGCCTTCGAGAAGATAAAAAACGATTTACCAGAATGCAGATTAAAAGTATACAAAACAATTAAAAAGTTAGAATACTGTACAAATTCTATGATAGCCGAATCTCTTGGTTGGAAAATAAACAGAATAACTGGTCGTACTTCTGAACTCAAAAAAATGGGGCTAATTCACGTAAGTCATACAAGCTGGTGTCCTGTAACAAAAGGTATGTGCCATTATCTAACTTTAACTAAATTTACAGGAGGACAATAAACATGGAAGAACCACAAACCACAAAAACAGAGCTTCAATCAGGAGCCTACAATGGACTACAGGGCTACCCACAAAAGATAACCTTCGAGATGGAGAAACCAGTCGCAGTAGTATTCCCAGCTGATTACACTCAGCCAAAGGAAATGCCAAACAACGAAGGCGATGGAGTTTACTACATCTTTGATTGCATAGATGGAAATGGCGATAAAGCAAGTATTACTACAAGTGCAATAACACTTTTGAATAGTCTAAAATCACTAGAACCATTAGCTGGAAAGAATCTAGTCATTGTAAAGAAATCTGTCAAAGGAAAGACTCTCTATTACGTAAATAGGGCAGGCGGATTCGGCGCACCAGTTCCAGATAAACTAGAAGAACCAAAAGAAGTCGACACGGAAAATGCTGGACTAGACGAAGATTCAACAATGTAAATAGACATAAATTTAATTTATTTTTTTACGTCACAGTCGTGGGGGACTATAAACCCTATTATAATGAAAAAACAAACAATACAAGAAATAGCAATAAGTATAATATGTATTTTACTTGTTTTGTTAATAAAGGAGATACTATGAAAATACAACCATTTAGAATAAAAGCAAGCAAAGAACTAGACGACTACTCAGAAGTATTCGAGTTCATAGTTCACGGATCTAAAAAAGAAAAAGCTCCATATGAAGTAGAAATAAACATAGACAGACTAAACGAACTAGGAATAACAAACATGTCATGCACTTGTCCACATTTTCAATTTCGTGGAGAACAAATAGAAGGAAAATGTAAACACATAAACAAGTGTCTAGAGATTCTTAAAGAATATGGAATATTAGAAAAAGAGACAGATATTATCAAAACTACGCACTCTTTGATTAAATCGGAGAGTGGTGGACGTGCACAAGAGAGCACCCTGACGAACCCTTTGTATTGCGATGAAGTTAGTAGGATTGACGGGTGCTCTTCATCTTCTGTCCACAAAGCGAAGAAGGAGGAGGAACATGAGCAATGAAAGAACCAATAATTCTAAATCACTTTCCAAGGTCGAGCAAGACTGGGAAGGGAAGAACAGGTCCTCTGATAAGCAAGGAACACTGTTACGCTCTAGACAGAAGCCCACACAAAGTAATACTATCAGATACTTCAGCATGTTCACAGGAGTCGGAGGATTTGAACTCGGATTTAAAAGTGCAAACAATAGCAGTGATACCAGAGGAACCAAGGCCAAAGGGAAATTATCTTCCAAGGGAGAGGGTACTATCGGACAAAGGAATACACAGGGCATTATCAACAAGCCAAAGTCAAATGCCATATATCGCTGCATCGGTATGTCAGAGTTCAATAAATACTCAAGTCAAGTCCTCAGATACAGATTCCCAGGAATTAAAAACTACGGAGACTGTACCAAAATCAAACCAGAAGAATTACCAGACTTTGATATGCTCTGTGGAGGATTTCCTTGCCAAGCATTCTCAATCGCTGGAAAACGGAGAGGATTTGAAGACATTAGAGGTACAATGTTTTTTGAAGTTGCGAGAATACTTAAAGTTAAAAGACCTAAAACTATACTCCTCGAAAACGTCAAAGGCTTACTCAATCACGACAAAGGGAAGACTTTTAGAGTCATCCTTCAAACGTTGGATGAATTGGGGTATGAAATTCAATGGATGGTACTTAACAGCAAATTTTTCGGAGTTCCCCAGAACAGAGAGAGGGTACTCATTATCGGAAATCTTAGAGGAACAAGTAGACCAGAAATATTACCTTTCAGATACGACATGTCAGAAACTCCTGTCAAGGACAAAGGACAAGGGATTCTTCTCTCAGCTACAACAGGAGCAAGGAGAGTCGAACAATCAAACTGCCTCGACACCATGTACCACAAAGGACTCGGAAGCAAACAAGAACGACCAGCAGTTATTAAATGCTTCAAAAAAGATAAATTCCAGCAAGGAAGAATCTATGAAACAGATGGAATCTGTCCAACACTTGCAGGAGCAAGTAAACTCTCAGGAGATTACACTCCTAGAATCAGAGCAGTCCTTACATCAGATAGAATCAATAAACGACAAAATGGAAGAAGATTTAAGGAACCAGGAGAACCAAGTTTTACAGTTACCGGACAAGATATTCATGGAGTCATGCTTAGAGACGGAAGAGATAATAGAAGCTGTCTCAGAAGTGGAAGAACACCAGAAGTCGGATATGCAGGATATTCAATCAGAAGACTCACTCCAGTCGAGTGTTGTAGACTACAAGGATTCCCAGATGATTGGAACGAATATGGAATTAACGAAAAAGGAGAGAAGGTTAAAATGAGTGACACACAAAGATATAAACAAATGGGAAATGCAGTTACTACTAATGTGATTGCAGCAGTCGGTTCGCAAATTCTAAAATCTACGGATGATAAACCAAAAGTAGTTATTCTTGATGATAACGAATTAAGTATGACAAAATATGCAGAAGAGTATCCAGAGAATTTTAAAGCAATTTCCCAAAATTTAAATAAGGAGAAACGTGTATAAAATGTGTATAGAAAACTTATACATATCCACGACTTCTTTTCTAAATAAAACGAATGGAGGTAAGCAATGAAACTATTACAAGGAGATTGTTTAGAATTAATAAAAGATATTCCAGATAAATCTATTGATATGATTCTTTGTGATTTGCCATATGGAACAACTAGATGTAGATGGGACACAATAATCCCATTCGATAAGCTTTGGAAACAATATTATAGAATAATTAAGGATAATGGGGCTATAGTTTTATTTGGAAGCGAACCATTCAGTAGTGCCTTAAGAATAAGTAGTATTAAAAATTATAAATATGATTGGATTTGGGAAAAATCAAAGGGAAGTAATTTTGTTCACGCAAACTTCCAGCCATTAAAAGTACATGAAACAATTTCTATATTTAGTTTAGGTGGTTCTACACAAGGAAGTAAAAATCCTATGATTTATAATCCACAACACAAAGATGGGAAACCTTATGATAAAGGTGTGGGGAATAACCCCATAGAAGTATTGGATGGCGGTATGACAAAATCAGATTCAATAAAACATATAAATATTAGTGGTAAGAGAAAGCCTAGAAGTGTAATTTATAACAGAACAGCCGAAAGCGAAGGAAAATTACACCCAACACAAAAGCCAGTTGCATTGTTTGAATACTTAATCAAGACTTACACAAATGAAGGAGATTTAGTTTTAGATAATTGTATGGGTTCTGGAACAACTGGAGTAGCTTGTAAAAACATTAATCGTGATTTTATAGGCATAGAGTTAGATGAGAAATATTTTGATATAGCTAAAGAACGAATTGAAAACACGACGTACTTTCATGGAAAAACGAGGTGTGAAGAATGAACTTCAATAAAGGTGCAGAGCTAGACCAACAAATATACAAAGAAGGAGAGTCTACTTGGGGATGTAAGTCTGGGGTTTTAGATGTTGAAGATGTTAAAGACTTTCTTGATACAATAAAGGAAATGATAAGAACTTGGCATATTGAAATACTATCTGGCGGTTTGCTAATGAGAGAAATTGATAGACTAGCGGGTGCGTCTTTTACAGGGAAGGTGACCAAATGAATGAGGTTGAAACGATTTTGCTTATGTATGGAATTGTTTTAGGAAATATGGTACTTGGTATAGTTATAGGATTATTATACTCAAAATACAAAACCAAATCATCAACAATTTATACATTATGTACTCCTGTCTGCACAGAATCAATTAAGGAACTAAAAGATTCGTATAATATATGAGTGATGAAATGATAATACACATTAATGAAACAAAAGAGTGCTGGATTTGTGGAGAAGAGGATGATAAGATTACTAGCCACCATGCATTACCTAAGCATCTTAAACCAAAAAATAATATAATAATCCCAATTTGCGAAAATTGTCATAAAAAGTTAAATGCTTTTGATATTAATGGGATGTATAACTATCTCTACAAAATAAAAAAATCTATTAAGGAAAACGTTGGAGCAGTCAATATCGCGTTAGGTAACCTTAATGAATTAAAAGAACTAAGTTCGCAGAATACAAGTAACAAGTCGGAGGCTTCGCAATCTGATTAGCAAACGTAACCTAACCGAAAGGTATATAAACCTATTAATCCTATAAAACCTATGAAAAAACAAACCCAAAAAGAAAGAGAATTTGAAGAACTTGTTGGGAAAAGATTAATTCTCCCAGTGGTAAAAGATGAGTCTACAAATCAGAAAAGAGTAACAATTCCAAAAAAATCTAGTATTGGAGAAAAGGGATATGTGGAGGTTAAGGACTATGAATAATCCAGCAACTGAAGCACTAAAAGAAATCGAGAAAGAAAGCCACTTTACAAATCAAATTAAAAAAACGATGAGTCCAGAATCTCAAGAAGATAAGGACGGGTATCAAAAAGATGGCGAATAAAATGAATAATTATAAGAATTTTTATCTAGCAATGTTATGTGGAACTTTCTTTATGTTTAGTTTTGTTATAACAATCGAAGTAGGATTTCCTTCATGGAAATTTCTTTCATTTGGATTATTTGGATTACTAATCTACATATTAACTTATCGTTATGCTATGGAGAAATTTAAATTCGCACTTGTATCAGCAGGTGACGCAGAATGATACTGAATGAAGAAATTAAATCATTCCTTATGGATAATACTGAGGATATGCAGAAAGTATTAATCCAAGAGATTAGAGATAAGTTTATTGAAAAGGTTGAGGATAAGATTGTTTGGAAGCAGGGATTTAGAGTTAGAATGCAAGAGATGGATGATTACAGAAAACTATTGGCAGAAAAAGAGATAACTCCAAGATTAGTAATTCGTGAAGATGATGTTAGAGATTTAGATAAAACAGCAGAAGTATGTGCTGAACTATTAAGACCTATTTTTGGTACTGTTTATATAGAAAAAATAAGAAACGATGCCTTATTAGGAGACAGGAAATAATGGTAAATCTTGATTTAACTAAACAGGAAATAGCTCTAATCTTTGGGACTTTGAGTCATTCATTATCAACATCAACAGACAGAAGACAAAGAGAACCTATGGAAAAAATAATGACTAAATTACACGACGTACACCAGGAGAAGTCAGCACAATGAATAAAAAACAAGTAATAGCTTTAATTGGAAAAGAGAAATGGAAAGATTTTCAGAAATTTATGAAAGGTCAAACAGTAGGTTTTGATAAGGGAATAATTGATTACTATGATGAAGATGTAAAAATATACGCCCTCTGCGTGAATCACGACTCGGAGGGTAAATATGAGTAAATTACTAGACGTTCTGAAAGAAACGAAAGAAAAGACTATGCAAGAATTCATAGCTAAAGTAGATTTGATGCCAGGGCGAGATTTATCTGATGGTCAATTGACTTTAATGGATGCTAGAGATATTGTCTATAAAACAATAAACCAAATAGCTGAACGAGAGTTTAGGAGTGAATTTTTATGAAGTTCCTATATGTATTGAACAGGGAAACGGAGGCTAAAAATGAGTAAAAAATGGGTAGCAGTTAGAAACGGAGAACCCTGTGGAATCTTCGATAATAGGAAAAAAGCTGTAAGATGGTTTAAGGATTTACTGGAACAAACTTTAGCAGATTTC